AACAATGGCAAGAGAACAAAGTGATATGCTAATTTCAAATATTAAATCAGAGCGGAAGAAAATAAAAAACAATTTAGTTGGCAGGGTGATTGATACCTTTCTAATCTTAACAGGTGATGCTGGAAAAAAGTGGGACATTATTTGGGATGACGTTAATCTGATGGATGAAGAAAATCAAGCAAAGGCCGGTCTGTGGGACGCTACGAGAGTATTGAAAGTCATTGAAGCCACTGTTCAGTTATTGGAAATGGGTTTTACTGATCCACCTGGGGCGGAAGTATATTTGCAGGAAGAAGGAGTTCTCAAGGGGAAAGCTCCGAAGGGCTGGTACAAGTCATTTCAGGGACGCAGGATGGTGGAGCAAATGGCGTTATCATTTTATAATGAGCGGAAAAATGGGAAAGCGAAAAAGATCGTATTCCCAGTGAGTGTATCATAAAAGAGAAATGAGACAGGAGTCAATCATGGAAAAGCCAGAAGTTAGAAAAATGACCGATGATGAAGTTGCGCAGGAATTAATCGAGATGGCTAATAATCAGGTAATCTTACCTCGTGTTCAAGAGTTATTTTTGCGAGCAGCAAGTATCATCAGAAAACGTGGGGAAGGCGAAGAGAAGTTAGCAAAAAGAGGTATGTTAAAGGGGGCATTAGAAGCCGAGATATATATAGCTATTGAAAAGTTTGAACTGGAAACAAATGTATGTGTAGACGAAATTTTTATATCTCATCTTGAAGGATATGTGGAGACTCCATTGGAAGTTGTGAAGATTAAGTATAGCGAATAATAGGGATCAATCATGGATATAGAAGAAGTAAAGAAATTAAAGAAAAAACTTGAAGAAGTGATGGCGGGAGCGTGTGATGATTTTGAAGAGCAAACGGAGACGACAATTTGTGGAATTTCTCTGAGGGATAGAGGGGCAATAATGGCAAGTGATTCATCGGGGAATATTACCTTGACATCGATTTATGTTAAAATTGATGTGGGGATATTATGAATAGTCGTTGTTCTAAATGTGGTACTGGCAAAAACAAAGATGGGACGTTTACCTTGCCTAAAGACTGGCCAATTAATGATAAGTGTAAGGAATGTGAAAAGAGATCACGTATTAGAATGTTCAAGTTGGGTCAGTCGTGGAGAAAAGAACAAGACAATAGAATACTTAAAACATTAGTAAGTGGAACAATATGACTGCAACTCCACCAAATACAAAACCAGTAAAAGAGCCAGACAAGTTCAATGTCGCTTTTAACTGTATTCATAATGAAGTCTTGGAACATACTGTAATCGACAAGATCGAGGAACTTGGATTTGACAAAACCGACAGAGAGTACAGGCTGAGAGATGGAGTTACGGTTATTTATTTTGAGAAACCGAAAGATAGAAAAAATCGCAGGGGAGAAAAATGATTAAGCATATTTGCGATCAATGCAAACGAGAATGTCTTCCAAGCATAACAATGTCAATCAGTGGAGAGGATACTGTGGCAATAATAAATACATTATTCCCATGTCCAGAAGAACTAAAGGAATTTTGCTCGACAAATTGCTTTTGGGAATATATGAGAAAATATGACCCGGATAATAAATAATGTATGTAGGCACTGACGAAATATACGATGATGTGTTAAAGCACAATTCGCTGGTTAATGGATTAGTCATTCCAGACGACATGGCTTTTTGCGGTTACAAGACAACCACGCCGAGTTTCCACGAATTAGAACTTGCGAATCGCAAGCATCGATGGCCGGAGATGCAAAGTCTTCATATTGATTTTTTCAATAGTTTATTCCGTGAAGTAACCGAGGTTGAGGATGATATTTTAGCAGTATTGAATTTGCCAAAATTAAATGAAGTACGTGAATCGATCATGTATGAAGATGAACAAGATATTGAAAGTGCGTTAAAGTTTAAGTATACTGGCCGAATGGAAAGGGAGCTAACAAAAGAATTTAATGAATGGATTGAGGAATTAATTGGAACAGATTTAGCCAAAAAGGAAGTAACTCTACAGGAGGCGACCTATCCGTATTGGATGGTAAGCGCCGGATCTGTTGGATTGAAAAGAACACAGCAAAAGATCAGGCGATTAATCGGCGATAGAGTTTTTCCTGTTGTGAACAATGATTATCTCAGAGCGGTCATAACAAGAGGCGGGAGTAGAATTAAAACACGATTGGCTCTTGAATATCTTCCTATAGTCAGGAAGCATTTAAAAGTCATGGCTAAAGAAGGTCGCAATCCCATGCAAGTTGCCCGCTGGATTCATAAGAATGTTGGAGAGGGTCAGGCATGGTATTGGAATCGAATAGCGAGAAGTGAATCTGGGCTGGCGGTAAATGGAGCATATAACGCAAGTGCCGAGAGAAACAATATCCCTTATGAACAATGGAGCGCAGCATCAGACGCTTGTCCGATATGCGCATATCTGGACGGGAGGATCTGGGAAAGAGGTAATGGGCCGGAGCCAGTATCATCCTCCCACCCTTTTTGCCGTTGCGACCGAAGTCCGATATTTGTTCCTGAAAAGTTAGTCGAACAACCGTGGAGACGTACAACACCATACGATAGAATGTACACTCCGCAGGAACTTGAATATTTTAGGGTCAATATAAATTCATAAAAGAGACAGGAGACAGAGATGGAAACATTAAAAATTTTAGGATGGTTTCTTGTTTATAAATTGCAAGAAATAGGAAAAGGTATCGGGATGGTGATACTTGGGATTGTAGGGATGTGTTTGCTTATTGCTGGTATTGGTGGAATACTTACTGGACTTGGGTGGGTTATATATCAAATTCATCCATTCGAGAATTTAACGGAGGCTACTACATTGGAATGCATAAGTAGTTACGCAGAGGCTGGATTTATAATGGTATGGATTATTATTGGAGCATCAGCTTTGTGTTATTATTCTGTAAAATGTATAAAATTAATTCCCTCTTGGCTAAAAAAGAATTGGCGAGAAGCTGTATATAAAGTAAAATATGATTCATAAAAGAGACAGGAGAAATAATCATGGGAAATAACGGAAAAGAGCCACTGAAAAAAGAAATACTGATAACCTCTGCGATGCTTCCAAAGATTCCCGAAGAGATCGACACAAACGAAAAGAATCAGGAATGGGTGCAAAGTGGAGAAGCCGAGACATGGTTGAATGAGGATATGAATCGATTGATCGCTTGGAATTTGCACGCAGTATTCCAGCGGTTGCAAATAGTGACAGGAGAAATCCGATTGAACCTTCCGCCTCCGAGTAATCTTGTTGTTCCGGGAAGGGGAATGCAGATACATCGCAGGAAGAATTGAAATGAATAGACGAGACTTTTTAAAGATAGTAGGTGCGACAGGTTGTATCGTTATTGCACCGTCTATAGCAATTTCTAAAAGGGCTGGTGAATATGATAAGATTGAAATTCTTTCGAGTATCCCAATAGATCATGTTGATATAAGTGCGCCGTGTCAGATTCGCTGTCTAAATGGTTGGTTGTGGAATATAACATATAATTATCCTAATGGCAGTGATTATGCAACAGCAACTCGTTGGAATCCATTTTGGTTGACGGGGGATTATATTGAAGAACAAACCGGAATAAAATGTCTTTACGGGATTGGGATTAGACTTGAAAAAGAAAATCATTTAATTATTGTAAGTGGCGAAGATACTGGTAATGCTTATATTGTAGGCCATTATTCAAAATTATTAAAAATAAAACAGTTTCCAGATAAAATATTAAAAGAATTGGAAGGAGCCAAAAATGGGATTGTGTAAATGTGGTAATACGTTTTGTTATGCAAAGGCAGACTTAAAAGCGGGGAAGATCAAATATCCGGATAGGTGTCATTTTTGCCAAAAGAGACAACGAAAGCTAAAGGTCGGAGAAGTTGACAAGATTGGATCTATCGCAGAGCCGGAGGAAAAAGAATTTCAAGGTGATGAGATCGAAGGAAAAAAGGAAGCGAAACACAAAAAAAGGTCAATGTTTTAATGAGACCGCTTTACTGTTTAGGGAAAAGAAAAAAGCTGTACAAGGGATTATCTGTGTGCGGTGCGAAACTGTTGATGTATTCTAATGGGACTACGGGCAGAATCGAAATCAAGTGTCCGAAATGTGGATGTATTTACAAGGCATTTTTCACAACAGCGTCAAAGGTTGACGAAATTAAAACTGATTACAAAATAATATTTACAGGAGAATAATCACAAAATAAAACATAACATTTTTGAGCTTGCACGACAGGCCAGTTACTATTAAAAAAGTAATTGGCCTTTTTTTATTTGGAGGTAAATATGAAGAAATTATCGTGGTATTTAAAACAGATTATTCCATTAACCTATTGGTCTGCATATGGGGTCGACAATAAAAGACAGGTTAGCATTTGGAAGATGTGGTTTGGGAGATGTTATAATGTTAGAATTTTATTGTTTTTGATTTTAATGATTCTAACAGTTACGGCTAAAGGTTTGGGACAGTCGGCACAAACGACTTTAAATGAAATGTGGACAAATGATCCGTTTAATATTGGAATGGAAAGCGTGAGCGGTAAAACACCAGTTCGATTATCCGGCCACAATCACGCACTTGCGGCAACCGCCGAAGTGGTCGGTCACATATCAACTGTTCAGGGATATGTAAAACGGGGAACTATTCTTGCGATCAAGGCGGCGAGTGCAAGTGACGACACATCCGGAACAGGTATTCGATCTGTTAAGATTACTGGTTTGGATAGCTTATTTGCAGAACAAAATGAAACGATTATTTTGCAAGGTAGTGATTCTGTATTAACTACAAATAAATATGTTCGGGTATTTTCAGTGGTAGCAATGACTGCTGGATCAGGCGGAGTGGCAGCAGGGGCAATAACAATAACAAGTTCCCATGCCGGAGCAGATACAAGTTTATTGTTAATAGTTACTGGAGAAAGTTCAGCACAATCAGCGATTTATACCGTGCCGGCAGGCAAGACATTGTACGTGGTTGAATTTCATGCGTCGTCAGCGACAGGAATATTACAGACCATAACTATTTTAAGTCGGGACAGAATCACAGATGAATCATATAGACCGTTTGTTGAAAAATTAGCAGGGCAAATTTGGCTATCAGCATTTCATTTACCATGTCCACTGCCGTTGGTTTTTGAAGCATATACCGATGTCGAGATTAGGGGAATTGGGAATACTGGGAATATTGTTGCAGGACTATCTGGATGGATTGAATGAAATTTGTAAAAGAAACAAGAAGAGGATTTTATTTCTCTCTTGAAAATAATGACAGGTATCTTAATCAAGACGGGATCAAGGTAATTGATAATCAGATAATGTTTCCCAGATATTATCCTGATCCACAAGGATTCGCAGCATATGAGAAAATAAACAAAGATCATAAAGGGATGAAGACATTTGCCACAGCAGATGAGTGTGAAAAATATTATAACCACTCTGAAAGTGAGGGAGTAAAAATGGAATTTGTGTCAGGTAAAAAACAGTATAAGAGACTATATGAAGTCCAGACAAAAGCAGTTGAAGAAATATCCGATGATGATTGGCAACTTATTGAAAAACGAATGAGACGGAAAGGTCATTTTGAAAAATCGGATATCCGAGTATTTGAAGATCGACTGGCAAATAACTGGCGTGATAGGGATGGTGAACGTTTTTCTTATGGTATTTTAAAGGCATTTGATATGACGATACCGGGAAAGTCACGACTGATCGGCCATAGTCGCTCCGGCCCAGGGAAGGGTCGGTATTTTAAAAGTAAATTGGGATTTGTGTCAATAGAAGAAGCAATTGAGATCATGATGGAGAATGCTGAACGGTCTGGATTAAAGTCATTACTTAAACAGGTTGAAGATCGGGATGGAAAGTTAGTAGTATTAGAGCCGAGCTTTTACGTTCTTATCAGTGACGACACAAAAATTATGATTGACGAAATGGATGCGGGTATTGGTGGCGACAGTTCTATTGGATTTAGAGCCGACAAATTGGAACCAGTTAAAAACGATCAGGGAGCCGTTCTTTATTACGAATATATAGACGAGGGTCATTCTGAAGCAGTCGAGGGTAGCGATGTCTGGTTAGGGGCGCAACGTGGAATGGGTGTGAGAAAAAGCGCAGATGAAGAAGAAGAATATGATGAAATATTAACCATTAAGGACGCCATAGGTGAAAAACCTTTCGAAAATGAACATAGTTGTCGAATAAAAGAACCAGGACAATACGAAAAATTCGCAAGAAAGAACTGCGAACAGAAACATGAAGGGAAATGTATAGATGTTATATACGGAATAAGAAATGGGAAATCAGAGATACAAGCATTAAGATATAAAAAAGATGTCTGGAATGCTAAAGATGCGAGTACCCACTGCAAGAGCCGTGGAGGAACATTTGAGGCCGCAAAAGAAGCAGACCAAAGCCTTGTTGTAGAAAAAGAGAAAGACAATAAACAAGTAAACGGAGGACAAACGAAAATGAAATTTATCATTGAATCAATCGGGTTCGACCGTGAGGTTAAGGACTTGACCGAGGATTCCGTGCTTGCTATTCAAGATAGTATCGTGGAAAAAGTTGATGCAAAGATTGGTGAACTCGAAACTAGCATCGGAAGTAAAGACACTGAGATCGAGACACTGAACAAGACCATCACGGATAACGCTCCACGGCTGGAAGTAGCGAATGAGTACGAGGAATCATTAAAGAAGAAAATCATTGACTTGAGCGTGTTCCTTAAACAAACCGAAAACGATGATGTGAAAATGGCAGAGCAGAGAACCATTCTTGATGTTCTCACGGTTGTGCAATTAAAGGGACAGGTCGAGAAATTAGAGAAGCAGGTCAATGAGAAATATCCGAGTTATGGGATACTTCCATCGAATACTGAAAGTCTTGGTAGTAGTGATGAACCAAAACAGACAACCGTTTTGAACCAACACCGCTATCAGGCACCATCTCGGTAACATAAGAAAAATAGAAATCAATTATTTTTATTAAAGGAGAATTAAGATGACACGAGCAAGAGGATTAGGTGGGGGGCATGTTGGGGAATTTTTAAATATTTCCATGCGCCCTGATGCCACTTTTATCACTGAAATTACCGCCCTAATTGCAGCCGGAACCGCAGTAGAGGGAAAACTTATTTCCGGAACAACCGCTGCCAATTATGAATGTACGAGCGTGGCAGCCGACGGCGATCCTTGGGGTCAAATTATAACATACGAAAAGGATGCTGACTATACATATCTCCTGACGGTCGAGTTGTGGTTGTATGCTGATGTCGAGGGTAGTTTGCACTCGGCTCATTGCATTAGGAATCTTCCAGACAACGCCGGAACAATTGCATTGGGGCAGGAAATCCAGATCAACGGTTCTGATTATATGTATATCGATGGCGTGAACACTGGCGGATCCGGTTATGTAATCGGCGTTGATGTTCCCACTACGAGTTGGTGCGACGTACTGTTTTAAAAAATACGAAAAAAAGACAGAAGGCTATAATAGATTATAATTTTAGAGAGGTAACCAAATGAGTTTAATTTTAAATGGAGATCTTACCAAGCTGAAAAACCTTGGAATGGGAATGTATAAGGATGCCGTAGATGCTGGCAAACCTTTCAAAGTGTGGCTTGAAGATTACGTTGCAACCAAAGAGGGTGGAGGGTTTGAAACACCATATCGTGGATTGTCAAACATGGAAACCTTCATGGAAATCAGGCGTATGAAAGCAGCCGGTGAAACTGTCCCAATGACCGCCTATGAGTTGGCTCTGGCCGCTCACGATATTAAGGCATTCGGGTCGATCACTGACCCAGTTTCAAAGTTTTTCACAAATGCCAGTACATCTACATTGTTTCCAGAATTCATCGGAACCAGAATTTATACTGGCGCAATCGTATCTGCGATCTGGCCGTTTTTCATGCAGGAAACAGTTAACATTACCGGATTAACTTTCAAGAAAATCTATCTCAATGATACTGCTCCTCAGAGACAGGGTGGGCGTGTTGGTCGAGGTGGGTTGTTCCCGAAAAAGACTTTCACTGTCGGAGACGAGAGTGTGAATCTTGAAAAGTACGGTGTGGAAATTGAATTTGATTATGAGATTCTTGCAGATCAACCTCTTAACCTTTACGGTAAAGAACTTGAAAAAATCGGGAAACAAATCGGCGTCGATGAAACTGATGATATGTTTTACATCCTGGTCAATGGTGATGGAAATTCGAATGGACTCGAATCAGCTCAAACAGTATCTGCAGTAACAAGTGGATCGGTCTCAAAGCTCGATATTATCGATCTTGCAACTGCTTGCCCAATGCCGTATAATCTGAATGTGTTTGCTGGCCCGACTGCTTATATGCGCCTGTATTGGGATGCTCTTTCTGATATGACGAACCCGAACTTGCAAAAAGCTGAAATCCCCATACCGCTTCCAATGGGTTATAGATGGGATTCTGGTCAAATGTTATCCGTCACTGATCGATTTTACGGAGTCGATAAATCGCAAGCTATCTCTTATGTAACTAATGACGCAATGCTATTAACCGAGACAGACCGCATAATCAATAAGCAAGTTGTAACCACAGTCGTTAGCAAGAGAGGCATTTTTACAGTCAATACTCAAGATGCGATTGGGTGTCTTGATATTACCGCTTAATATGAAACAAAATAATCTTTAAGATCATAGGAGAGAATCATGAATAAATTACGAGTAAGAGTTACGGAGCCACTGATTAGGGTCGATCTTGACGATAATGTTCTCGATGTTTCTCATAAGATGTTTGAGAAAGACCCGAAAGCAGTCTATGAGGTTCCTGATACAATATTCTGGCGAAGGTTAGAAGAGCCGGGAAAGATCACTAACAAGAAACCGTTACTGGTCAGGGTTGGAAGGGTCGCCGCTTCTGATGAGGAAGATGAGATCGAAGATACCAAGCCTACTCCCAAACCTAAGACCGAGGGTGTTCGCCGAGAAAAGGGAGGTAAGTAATGCGTAAACTCTTTTCATTTATAATGGTCGTATTATTGCTGGTGATTGGTGTTTCCAGTACATACGGTCAGAATTTGCCTGCCACGATTACAAACAGGGCAACTCTCGCATTGTGGATTCGGACAGGCACATTTACATTCACAAATAAGACACTGACCAGCCCGACTATTAATGGCCTATCGCTTACTGGAACGATTTCAATTACCGGAACAAGTTATCTGAATCTGGGTACGGCTCTGGTTCCACTGGTGTTAACGACTACGCCACTTTTTACGGTGTATTCGACATCGGCTTCGGTTGCTGGAACAATCCGTTCAGCCATTATTAATCAGGTACACACCGGAGACGGATACGCGACTATAGAAGCGTTGAGAGTCAATGTCAGTTCTGCCGTCCAGACCGGATCGTGGACTAATGCGATTGTCGCACGGATTGCGTACAGTGGAGCGACTGGCGATGCAGGCGGGGGTTTGGCAGCAGCACTTTGTGCTGAAGTTGTTCTTCCTGCGATTACCGGCCCAGCCGGTTCATACTTTGCCGTCGATCTTGAATTTGATGCACAGGCGAGTTATGTGGCAAATGCCGGAACCGGATACCCGACCGCTTATATTAGGTTTGGGTTATACGGCAATGGTTCTGCAATTGCATCCTTTGAGGATGACGCTTATTTCATGCAGATGTCAACCGACTTTTCAAGTGCTTCTGGAAATATGTGGTATAATAATACTTTGAGAGTACAACTTGAAACCACAGATTTTTTCATTGCACTTTCGGACGCAGAGGGTGAATATTCATCCGCTTATATGATTGACATTTCTAATGCAACCAATGCCACAAATTTAACGACTGCTTCTATTGCAACCGAGGGTGGACTTGCCGTTACACTGGAAACTTTTCTTGGTGATGATTTAGATATGTCCACTTCTGGAACTGGTGTTTACGACATCACATTAAAAGACAATGTGGCTGATGCTCTCAGTATTGTACGTGGTACAACGGATATGATGGAATTCACTTCAACATCAGCTTCGCCGTTAATTACCATTACACCGGCGACCACAATTACTGGGCTGTTGACGGCAAACGGAAGCGTGGCAGTTGGGGATGCTGATTATATCGGTATAACTTCAAATGAGGTTATCACTTTTGCGGTCGCAGGAACAATAACAGCTTCTGGTGCTGATTTTGTAATTGGTGAAACTGCCGCCGAAAACGTTCTCAGACAATTGAGGATAATCGGTGATGCTGATTCGGATGCTGGTGGAAATATCACATCGGAAACACTGACAATTGAATTGAATACCGACGCAACGCCCACAAATTCAACTTGGGATTTCTCAAGTACACAGGGTGCAGGTTATGCGTTTGATAAGGCAGTGAGTGTAACTGGCCTGATCACTTCAAGTGCTGGGTTTGTTTTAGGTGATACTGATTATATTGGTATTACTTCGAACGAGACTATTTCTTTTTTAGCAGCTGGATCAATTACTGTTAATGGAGCAAATTTTCTCGTTGGCCCGGTGACTGCATTAGATGAAGGCAGACCGACCTTTGCTATTGTTGGCGATGCAGACACTGATGGAACAGCAACAACTGAAGCATTAACGTGGACGTTGGCCGGAAATACCGATCCTACTGCAGCGACTTGGGGACTTACGTCAACTCAAAGTGCCGGTTATACTATTGATAAGGCGGTAAGTGTAACGGGTTTGGTTACGTCGTCGGCCGGTTTTGTTTTGGGCAACACTGATTACATCGGAATAACAGGCAATGAAATAATTACATTTACTACGGGTGGCACTATAGATTTTACTGGCGCACTTGTTACAATTGTCAGTCCCGATCTTGCAGCGGCCGCAAACAATGCTCTGATCATAACCGCAACGACTTCTATTACAACGGGTTCGAATTATGCGGTTGAAATTACCCACACCAATACCGCTGGTTCTGCTGCAAATTTTGCAGGTTTATTTGTCACGACTACAGCCGGAGCGGATTTCGCAGGTGCTATGGGTATTATGTCACGGGTTGATATGGGTGCATACGAGGGCATAGTTGGTGGAGCGAATGCTTTATATGCCGAGCTTTTATTGTCTAACAAAATACAGACCGGCGGCGAGTATCATGTTCTTGTTTTGACACTTGCTGAAAGTGGAAGCACTTTTTCACCCAGTATTACCGTTACTCGTCCTACGACCTTCACGAAGTATGAAACTTGGGGTGATGGTGCTGAACACATAGACGATTATGCGTATCTGTTTTATCTGAACGGATTCACGGCAGAGGCAGGTCATTTAGTATCGCTCACAAAACAAACACTTCGAGTCAATATTGGTCAAGTAGCCCGTTATATGGTATTGAGTCAAATGCAGGACGGACTTGGTTTGGGTATCAGCGGAACACCGATGGTATTGGCGGCAACTACAGATCAAGCAACTGAAATTTTTACAACCGGCTCGTCAACATCTGGTAATCATTTTCATAATTATATGAAGGCAACCAGTACAGCACAAACTACAGGCGGTCATTTTGCTCTCTACGTAGAGAATGATGTGGCGTTTCAAGCAGCCGGACAAATGGGCGGTTATTTTAAAGTTGATATGAATGCGATTCAGGCTCCCACGGGTGGCGCAAGTGTTGTCAATGCCGAACTGGTTATGCCGACCGGTGTACAGAACGGCGGACAGTATAACGCATTTGTAGCTGACATCGAATGCCCTGCAACCATGGATATGTTTTACAATGCTGCTATACCGTCTGGTTTTATGAAATTGGAAGTCTATGGGAATGGTACTGCTGTGACTGACTTTAACTTAAGTGCTAATCTATTTAATTTGAGTGGTATTACTGCAGCGACAGATGCAATGCTTGAAGAAACTACAGTAGCGGATGCAAATGTTAGTATAACTCATTCAATAAGAATTAATATTGGTGGAACACCGTATTACATAGCTTTAAATACAGCTAACACTTGGTAATTGTAATATTTAACCGGCTTATCGGGGACTGTGCCGACATAAACAGTCCCCACTTTTTAAAAAGAGGAGATACGAGAAATGATTAAAAAAATCATGTTAACAGTGGTGATGTGCTTTGTATTTGTCGGATCAATTCACGCAGAAGTAATCGAAGTAAACACGATGGAGCGAATGGTATTATTGTCCTTGTTGCCAGTGGAAGCAAGTTACGCTACTTGGAAAATTATTCAAGAACTACGAATGGAGTTGTCTTTCACGGAAGAGGAACTTGTTTTAATTGATTTAAAACCCGATGTGAATGGTAATACAACGGCAAATTGGGAGGCAGTCGATCCGAAGTCAGTTGAATTCGGAGTTACCGCAGCAAGATTTATAGAGGATGCCCTTCTTGCTTTAGACGAACAAGAAAAACTATTACCAGAACACGTTAGTTTGTATGAGAAATTTATTGTGAAGGAATAAAAGAATTTTTGCGTGAGGCAGGATTATTATGGATTCAGATGGATGCCACGTAGGTTCTGCCTTACGCACCCCAAGGGGAGGATACAGTGCCGTTGAATGATTTCAGATGTCTGCAATGTAGAACGATCTTTGAACGACTCACCTCAACATACAAGAGAAGAACAAAATGCCCGTACTGTGGCGCTATGGCTCTCAAAATGATTCCCAGAGGCGTAACTCCCGTATTTAAGGGATCGGGATTTTATACTACTGATTACAAAGGGAAATGAGACATGATGCAGCTTATCCATTCAAGTGGTACAGAATTTTTCAGTAAAATATTTACTGTAATGTATAATCTGAAAAACGTAAATAAATACGGTTATAATTCATATGAGCCATGCTTATTTTATGGAATGTATTTCAATGAAGATTCTATACGGTTAATGGAGCATAGGGGACAGGCGATTATATTATGGGCTGGATCGGATATTAGAAGTAAGGGTCAACCATTTATTACAAAAAATACACCTACCAAAGTTTTGCATTTGGCAGCATCTCCATCGATTGAGCAGAGATTAAAAAGGGTAGGATTTTCATATCGCAGAATCCCGAACATTGCATTTACAAATTGGGATTACTGGAAACCCGAACCGCTTGGTGAAAAGATTTATTTCTATGCGCCGTCCGATTTTTATGGTCTTAACTGTCTTGACCAGATTAAAGAATTTGGTTATCCGGTTATCCATATTGATCGAGCGCAGAGACACGACATCTCAAAACTACGCAACATTTATAAGGAATGTTTTATTGGGTTGAGATTAACACCGGAGGACGGAAACTCTGCAACGGTCTTAGAGATGGGATTAATGGGAAGGAAGACTATCTGGAATGGCGACCAGTTGTCGGCTATACCGTGGAATGATTTTGATAAGCTCAATGAATTAATTTGCGTGGAAGCAAAAAAGATCGGAACAAGTCAAGATGCTTTTGCAAAAAAAGTTTATGATTCAGTTACTAAGACAACCGAGGGGTGGTTTGATGTATAAATTAATAATAGGTTTTTTGTTGTTTATTTTATTGTCTTGTACTTACAATCCAAACATTCAAGATAATTCTATATGCGAGCATAGACAGACAAAGGTATCATGGGATGGTATTGAACGATGTTTGCAATGCGGGGCAATAATTGAATGAACAGTCCGAACTTATTGAAGATTGAAACAACTGACAAATGTAATTCGGAATGTGTTTTCTGTCTACATCGAAAACATGCAGGGCACGATATGGACTTTGATCTATTTAAAAAGATAGTCGATATGTTTCCGGATGCGCAGACTGTTTCACCTCAATTTTTCGGAGAGCCTACAATGTATCTGCAATTACCAGAAGCGATTCAATATGCAAAGGATGCAGGGAAAAGGGTAAACTTTTATACAAACGGATCTTTTATTTATGGCAATATGGTATCGGTGGCGAGCGCAAAACCGGATCATATCATATTCTCGGTCGAGGCAGACAATAAAGAACTCTATGAAAAGATAAGGGTCGGACTTAATTGGAGCAGATTCTTGTTTAATCTTGATGCAATGCAGGAATTCTGCACAGACACAACTATTACAATCAGGATGACAATCTGCAAAGAAAATCAGAATCGGATTGGAGAGATTAAAGCATTCTGGCAAGACAAGGGATTTTATGTTGTGGCAGTTCCGGAGGCTCCCATAAAAAGATTTAAAACAGATAAATATAACAACTATAAATGTGATCGACCAATGAGACAGTTAATTGTAAAATGGAATGGCGACGTGGTTTTTTGCTGTGTTGATTTATGGGGAAAATATGTAATAGGTAATGTCAAGAATGAGGGGGAGTCAATTTGGATGAATAAAAGATTTAATGAATTAATAAAAACAATTAATACGGAAGACGCCCCAACTTTATGTTTAACATGTGGATTTCGGACAAGATAGAAGGAACGACAATGGGACAAGAACAAAATAGTCAATTTTACAATAATATATACGATTCGGTTTTAAGTTATCAACATCACTATGCCGACAGTTTGTATTATAAACTGTGGCAAGAATTAAGTAAATGGATTGAACCAGACATGAAAATCATTGATCTTGGTTGTGGGTCGGGGCAATTAGCAAATCTTTTATACGATATTGGGATCAAAAATTATATTGGGATAGATTTTAGTCAGACTGCAATTGATATGGCAAATAAAATTAATCAAATTAAAACATTCCAATTTATTTGTGCTGATTTTAGAACTTGTCCGATTCCCGAAGGTGACACTTATATGTTATCAGAAGTGCTTGAACACGTTCAAGATGATCTTGAATTATTAAAGAAAATTCCTGATAATAAACGGATTATTGCCAGTGTTCCAAATTTTGATTGTTCAGGACATGTTAGATATTTTTTAAATGAAAATAGTGTTAGTAAAAGATATAATAAAATTATCAATATTGAATACTTATATAATGTTAACAATAAATTTTTTGTTTTTATAGGAAAAAATTAATATAAAAGTTGCAGGTTTAAGACAGGACAGGAGAAACGAAAAAATGAAAAAACCAACTATCGCATACGTAACACAGCACAATTGTTTAAGAGTAACTAAGGAGTCGGTTTGTTTAATTGATCTCGGCTACAAGGTGCATTTATTGTCACAAGTAATGACCAATAATAGACATTATACCAGTCCTCACCAATGGATACAACTATCGGATTTTGAAGAGACTGTCAAGCTGATGGATAAAAGTATTGACATCTGGCACGTTCATAATCATCCGAACTGGTTTGCATCAAAGATTAGAGAACTACTTCCAAAGTCGAAAATTGTATTCGATTATCACGATTCAAATTATTGGTTTATTGATCAGAGCCCTCTACATAATACGAGCGAATTAACGACATGGTATACAGAGGATATCGCAGTCAGATCCGCAGACGCTTTTATTGTCCCGTCTGAAAAGTGCAAAGAAGAACTCCGGACACGAACAAGGAAGCCGATTAGGGTGGTACCGCCCGCCGTTCCGATTGCGATGTATGCGAATACGGAATGGAATGTATGGGGCGGATTAGTATCAGCTGGCGGCCATGCAACTGCATCTCGAAAGGGAGTTTTTCAGCATAATTCATGGCGGGATTACGGAGAACTTTACAAAGCATTGCAAGGGAAGCGAAAAGTCTTTGCATACTCTCCGTCATTTAATTTGGTCGAGAATGACAAGGTCGCTCAATATTATATGAACATGGGTGTCTCACTGAATAGATTTAATTATCCGGATTTGATTGACAGGATTGGAGAACATACATGGAATCTGGTTGGGAATTTAAAACATACGAAAGTTATGGATTATATGGCTCCAAACAAATTCTATGATGCAATCGCCGCAGGAGTTCCAAGCCTTGTATTGAACGCAGAGAGTGTCGGTAATCTTGTGGAAAAATACGGGATCGGAATTTATATTAAAGGTGATGATACGGATTATATTATTGACCAGATTATGAAACGATGGGAAGAACACCACGAGAAAAGATATAATCTAATAATGAAACGCAGAAAATTCTCAATGGAAAATTATATTGGACAAATAACCAGGTTGTATGAAACAATATTATAGGGGAGGATTAGGTGGCGGCAAACGTAACAGTAGCAGAAGTTAGATACATAGGGAATTGGAATGCAGTAGATATTCCCGATGCAGATTTGGACGGCATTTTTATACCGGCTGGTGATGCCTGGATTTCATTAAAACTTGAAACGACATTAGCATTATATACAACGGCAAATACAAACAAGGGAGCGATTGCGAAGCAAGCCGAACTTTATTATGTCGGTTATCATATTGCATCCCGACCTACAAAAGAAGATTTCCAAGTTGGGCCAGTCAGGAGTGCTAGAGTAAAAGGCGATGAAGTTGTGGCAATGGCAAAAAACCTGAAAAGTCTATGTAAAGAGATGCTGGGACTTCTTGGATTGTCCTGGAGCAGTCACGACTTCACGGCAGTTGGTGGAGACAGCTATCATCCACTCGGACAGGACGATACAAACATTAATATGTCAGTAGCTCAGGATGATTCTGATTATCCATTTAATTTAATGGGGAGAAAAATCGATTGAGCAACCAGACGAGATTGTTGAGTTGGTTATTAAGTAATCCGTTGTCCGAGTCGGCAACTATGAGCGTTATTACCGGGACTGCTTGCCCGTGTATGGCTTTTGGTAGAGCTGGATCTTATTCGGAAGAATGGCACAGAAAAAACTTGTCCGATGAGGATTGTCTAAGCACCGGCATAATCGATCCCAGTAAAACAACGACATCCACAACATTCAAGGGCATATTCTGTCCTCCTGCATTAGTGGCTTCTTCTGTTCCGACAGGACAAGAAATATTAGCTGCGATTGGTGAGATTCGGGACGATGATTTATTATTATGGGGAGCGGTCAATACCAGCACAAATGCAATTGTAGACTTCACGGGTACAAATGAATACATTGAATATATCACAAGGGATTCTATTAAATATTCGATTAAAAACGCTTATGAGATCCCGCAAATTTGTTCAGCCGCACATCTTAGGAGGCAAGCATAATGAATCCTTCAATGTATGGCGGTCAGTCAGTGTCCTATGTCGATCCTACTGGAATGCACATGAAATTGAGAGCCGTTAAGTTGGTTATGGCAGAAACTATTCCGCCCTTGGTATTAAAGGAAGCGCAGGAAGTTTTTAGGGAAGCCAGAAAAAACCTGTCCGGCCCGAAATCCAATACTGGGAAAATGCCAGTTCCGAGAGTAACCGGTACACTGGACAGGGCATTAACATTAACTCCGGTCAGTCCTTCTGTGGCCGCAATTTGGATGAATAGGGTGATCGCCTACTATGCACCCTATGTTCATGATGGAACAAGATATATGGATGGTCGACCTTATTTGGCCATGGCTATTCGCACACGCAGACCGATTGCGCAAGCGAATTTCCAAAGGGCATTATTGCAGGCAGTGAGAGGAGTTGGGAGAAGATGAGACGACTCGCAACATTGATTACTTTCGATGATGAGGAAAAAATAGAAACGCTGAAGTTTAATAATCAATTCAGCATAACAATAAAAGAGTTTGATGAAATTGGTAGGGACTTGATTCTTATATTTGGAGATAAGGTCACTGATCAGTTTATTGCAGACATTAAACAGATCCGAAAGGAACGAGATGGCGGTAAGAGCGACTGAAATAATCGAGGATTGTCAGCGATGTATTGAGGCATTAATCGCTAAATTATGTTCAACGACAGTACCCTGGACAAGTTGGACATCAACACTTGGGCGACCAGAGACAGATCGATGGGAACTTGCATCATCGTTTATTTACACAATGGAACCATATTTTGTAGAAATAACAGGACAACAACAAGGCGGAAGTAGTCTGGCTATTTATGAAGTGATTATCGGAACGTGGAACAACAGAAAGTCAGGAGGTGCGGAGGAAATAAATATAATGACGTCCCGCATCCAAAATCTGTTTCAAGTTCCGGCAACGTGGAGTACAGCATTTACGATCACAATTAATAGTGTGGTATTTACCGATACAACCTTGCGAGCGCAGGGGATCGGGATATTAGGTATCACTGGAGCCAGACAGATAGAAACAGAAGAAAAGAAAGAGTTTAGGAACGAACAAACATTGCGATTTATCGCATAACAGAAGGAGATTAATCACATGGCAGTAACAGACCAATTAGCGAAACCACTTGAATCCACGCATCAAATGGGAAGGTTTACGCTAAATAGAATCGTGAGACAGGACGCTGCTGTAACTAAACCGATAGCATGGGCGAATGTTGAAGCGATTGTGGCAATCAGTATCGGGGAGCCTACTTTCCGATATACCTACGACCAGCATCAGCAAGGAGCCGGTGACGAAGCGAACGAGATCAAGCGAGATCCGAGATGGAACGGCACGGTCACAGTTCTCGCAGGCCAGATCGGGGATTTTATCGCTGCAATCGAAGGCAAAACATGGGGAACGGCGCAGGCTGTAATGTCAGCACGAATGGACAGCGACAATCCTATGGTACACTGGGAAGCTATTTGTCGAGATGCTGATAATTCCACACATTTATTCAGTCTGGTTATTCAGGATATGATTATCGATAGTTTTGGCTTCGACAATCCAATGGACTACAGCGACCGGTCCATTCCGTTTCATACTTACCACGAGCCGTTTATTTTAGCTCAAGGTTATGAAATGGTATTCGATAAGTTCGCTGCAACACCCACGACATCGACTTATACATTGTCTTGTTCAACACCAGCTACCTTATTGACCGCAACTGAACATGATGACTGGGACTTCAACAATGCTGTGTTTATTAAAAATGAAGACCATTCAGCAGGTGATGTTACCGGGCGCAGAGTTCGAGCGGCTGTATCGATTACGGCGGCCTCTCTTATATTTACAGCAGGGCTTCCGGCAGCGACAGATGAGGTTAGCGTACTGTACGCAAAAGCAACTTAATAACTGATTGGAGGTTATGACATGGGAAATGAAAAAGGAGAAACGCAAAAGCCGCGAAAGTTTACGACATTTCGTTTCCATATTATGGGAGCGATTGCAATGCTCACGGCGGATAATCCGGGAGGATCGTATTATCCGGATAGCATATACGTTGAAAAGGATTTTCGAAGAGCAGGCGCTCTGGTAGCCATAGCAGTTTATGATGATCCGGAGCGTCTACCTTCGAGCGAGGCGTTACAACCATATACCCGAAGAGACTTTCAAGAGAATTTCGTCAAGCTGAAAAGAATGTGCAGGGATGCGATTGACGATATGGTGAAAAAGTCTAAGGAGGAAGAAGAAGTCAAAAAGATGCAAATAGTAGAGGATAAAATTAACGGTAAAAAGGAGACAAGCGAAAATGACACAGAGACCAATTGATTTATTTGTGGCTGCTCACCAAAAAAGAGTAATTGATGAACGATTAGAATTGCCTGTCGGGGACGGTGTTACGGTCAGCGCATTGTTGGAAGCCCCCGACATTTACGATATTCAAGGCGTTCAGGATATTTTGTATCGGAAGGTTTTTGCAAAGTATCGAAAAGAAGGCTTGCATTTAGAAAAGATCGATGAGGCTGAATGGGAAAGAGATTTAAAACTATACGATCCGGATGTTCGCAAGTTACAAGAAAAGCCTGCAAATTATGCACAACAGGGAGCGGAAAAGACAGCAAGGGTTCAGACCATTCAAGAGCTTATCCCAAAATATCTCAAAGATCCCGCTACTAAGGAATTATTATTTCCTACAGAAGCGGAACAAGTGGCATTTAAAAAGATTATTCGATCTGATCCAGGACTGTCGAGTATGTTAGCGAAAGCGTACATTAATATTGCTAAGAAGCTCAAAGAGGTTAGCAAGCAAGCAAAAAACTTGTCAGCACCCACGCCGGATGGAAAGTCAGAGAAAAAGTAGCTCGGCGATATGGGTGCCTTCCATTTTCGAAGGAGTTTACGGAAGCGTGGAGCAATATATATCAAAGGGAAATAATGATGCACAGCCTTGCGATAGATGACGATTATCAAGTAATGATTGACCAATTATTTAAAATCATGGATGGAATAGGAACAGATATTCATAACCAGTTACAGTTATTAATTAATCAAAGACTCAAAAGTCCGAGAAGGGGGCTCATGTCGTTATTTAAAAAGAATCCAAAACCACAGGATAATTTAAAGCAAGGATCGTTTATGTCAGGTTTTGGTTCTGGTCAAGTAATACACACAAGAGATAGAGAGGGAAATCCAATGACAGTACAAATGGCGGATTGATAATATGGGTATGTTTACTGGACTCACTGGTGGTGGCGTAGGGGATATTGTAGGGTTTGTAAAATTTTCCGGAATAGACCAAGCGAATGCGGATCTCGACAGGCTGAACGCAAAAGTTAGTAATGCCAGTCAAGTAATGAACAAGACTCTTAATATTACCATGCTCGCTGGGGCAGCAGCGATGGGAGCGGCCGCCATTGCATCTATTAAGTTTGAATCAGCATTTGCCGGAGTTACTAAGACAGTCGAAGGACTCCGTGACCCGATGGGTAAACTCACCGCAGAGGGTGAGGCAATGGCTAAATCCATTCGGGGCATTTCTCTTGAGACACCCATCGCAGTTGGTGAATTAGCACGAATCGGAGAACTTGGTGGACAGTTAGGAATAGCAAGGGGCGACTTAACTTCATTCATTGACACTATTTCAAAAATAGCCGTAACAACAGACTTAACTATTGAGTCAGCTTCGACAGACATGGCTCGGTTTGTCAATATCACAAAACAGGTTGCCCCAGAAGGCATGACGGCAGCGATGCAGATTGAACGACTTGGTTCTACCGTTGTTGATTTGGGAAATAATTTAGCCACGACAGAATCAGAAATTCTATCAATGGGTATGAGGTTAGCGGGTGCAGGAAATCAGATCGGATTATCGCAAGCTGAAATACTTGGATTATCAGGGGCATTATCTTCTGTTGGTTTAGAAGCACAAATGGGCGGTACTGCTATTTCTAAGGCAATGATTGAAATGGCTAATAGTGTCGCTGTAGGTGGCCCAAAACTCGAAGCATTTGCAGATGCAGCCAGAATGTCATCGGATGAATTTGCTAATTTATTTAAAGAAGATGCAGCCGCAGCAATCACGGCATTTATTACCGGGCTTGGAGATGTTAGCGAAACAGGTGGAAATACTTTTGCTGTTCTTGAAGATTTGGGATTTTCAGAAATCAGGCTTCGGGATGCTTTATTGCGAGCCAGTTCCGCAAGCGATTTATTCTCAAAGTCTATACAGATGGGATCGGATGCCTATGTAGAGAATAACGCTTTAAATAAAGAAGCAGCGCAACGATTTGGAACAACTGAATCACAATTAAAGATATTAAAAAATATTATTGTTGATACGTTTATTTCTATTGGCAATGACTTTGTTCCCGTATTGAATGATATGTTGACCGCATTTAATCAGCATCCGGAAGCGATTCAATCTGTTATAAAGGTATTGGGAAAAGCTACTATTGCAATAGGGGGGCTCGCAGTTGCAACAAAAGCCTATTTATTAGTGGCTAAATTAGCAGGTATAAATACAGCGGGATTTGCAGCGGCATTCGGCCCTATCGGTCTGGTGATTGCCGGAGTCACAGTCGCTATGGCTGCTCTCAAAGAGATTAATGATAAATATTATGCTAAGCAGATTGAAACAATACAAGCAACCAGTGATGAAATAGAGGAAATGGATGCACTTGCAAAAATCATCGGTGAATCGGAAAAGGTCACAGTAGACGTATGGAGAGCGCAAGAAGATTTTGAGGAAGCATTGCGCAAGGTCGGTATTGAAGCGAATGTAACAAGGGAGAATGTTCGTGAATTGAATGAGCAATACCGGAAGATGCGAGAGGAATCTATCAATGCACAGATTGCTGATTTAAAAATAAAACTCGACTCATTAAATCAGAATCTTGGGGTTGCTGCTGGATATTTAGGGAACGTTTATAATAGTACCGATGAATGGGAGCGGAAATTAGCGGCACTGGAAGCAGAGTTACTCGAACTCAATCCACCACTTGAAGAAACGGTTACAAATACCGATGAACTCGCAGGGGCAATGGAAGACGAAGCATTAGCAGTGAAAGCATTAAATGATCCCTTTGCAGAGATGCTAAAAACAATGGAGGATGGTGTCGAACCGATACAGTCATTGAGAGACCAGTTCCATATAATTAAAGAGGAAACGGCGTTATGGTCTGATCAAATCAAGGGAGTTCCGGGCAAGATTGTTGACGTAGGTACAGCTGCTGATGGAGCAAACAAACCGCTTGAATATGAGGTTGGGTTGTGGGGGCAATTAGTCCATGAGATAAAAACAGGAGAGGGAACATTAGTAAAGGATGCTGCATTAGTTTTTAACATAGCTGGTAAATTAGGGATATTTAACGAAGAAACAAAAACAGCGATTGATAAAACTGTCAGTTTGGTTGCCAGTTTTAATACCCTTAGCACTACAGGGCAGATATTGAGCGGTATTTCGCTTGGGATAGACTTACTGTCGTATGGTTATGATTTATTGTTTGGAAGTGCTGAAAGAATACCAATGACCTTAGAAGATGTTACGGCTCATTTTGATACAATGGGTATATCCATTGATAATATTCAGGCTAATCTTGAAGCATTAAATGCAGAATTTAATTTACCAGTTTTGGAAAAGTACGGACAGGATTTAGCATACGCAGTTGATCAAGTTGTATTGCAGGAAAGTTTAACCGGATCATGGGCTATGCGGGTTGAAGAATTGACGATAGCTATTGGCAAGTTGAGTGGGGCATTTAATTTTATGACTCTATTCGACGAAGCAGTTCAGGGATATAGTGCTTTTAATGATGAGATTGAACGGATGTTTGTTTTATTTGGTGGTGGCTTAGCTCCCGGAACTGATCCTGCTGGATTTGCAGAACTGTTAACAGGTAGTATTATTTCACTTGGGGTTGAGATGTCAAGGGTGCCAGTAGATTCAGAGGCATGGAGGTTGTTAAATGCTGAATGGATGGAAAGTCGGCAATCATTGACTGATTTGGCAACTATGTATCCTGAAGTATTGCAATATCTTCAAGATCATGCCGTATATGGTCAAGACTTAACTTGGATGTTAATAGAGGAAACGGTGGCAACCGATGCTTTAAGTGTTTCGACAAAAAGGGTTATAAAATCTACTGGGGAGAGTGCGGCTGCGGTTGATGGTATGGGTGAGTCTGCCGGTAAGGCTTTTACTAAATTAAATATGTATGATGATAAAATTTTTGATATAGCGCAGAGAGCTATACCGCCCGGACTTTTAGACGAATCATTAGCAGAAATTGATGTTGCACTTGTAAAAATGGATGAATATCAAACTATTATAAATAATCTTGAAGATAGAAAAATTGAAATAAAAATAAAAATGGCTGCCGATATTGCCATACAAGAAGGTCGCATAGCTAATTTTGATGATATAATCAAAACATTAACGAGGGGGCTTGGTGCAGGTGGTCATTTAGTTGAATATACTATTCCCATTGAAACAAAGATCGGGACTGAAACCGTAATTGAACAAATAAAGCAATTACGTTATGAAGCTGAAAGTGGCATAGATTTTTATAAAATCGCTCAAAGTCTTGCAGAGTTAACTGGCGGATCGTTAGCATTGACAATCCAATGGGAAGACATGCTCGCTGTAATGTTTCAGGATTATACTTTATTTGAACAGGACATGAAAACAGCAACGGAAACCATTGACCAGTTACTCTACTTCGACATTGATTTAGATACTACTTTTGCGGATGAACAAATTAACGCAATGATATTCCAGTGGCAAAGCTATATTGATGGATTGAGTCCGGGAAGTCAAGCTCAAATAGATGCACAGGCAGGACTTAATTCTTTGATTACAAAGTTTACTGAGATGGGTGGAATTGTTGATGAGGATATGGCGATTGAATTTAATATCGAACAGGCTGAACTTGCAGCAGCAGAAGCGGAAGGATTAATTGTTGGGATAAGAACAACCGCAGAAGGTGAAATTGCACAAATCGATCTTGATATAAGTGCGGCACAGAAAGCATTTAATGATTTGGCATTAGTCATACAAGGCATTGTCGATATGTTATTGGAAACTTATGGTATAACGATAGATGTCCCAGACATTCCGCCAATTTATATCGATGTCAGACCAAGATATTCTTCAGAATGGAATCCGGGCGATGATCCGGGCATTCCAAGTGCCCCCGCTATGGCAGAGGGTGGGAGTCTTGCAAATA